TTGCATATGCAATGGCTGACCGTATGGATCAGTTGGCGTTCTTAACACTGTCTGGTGTTGCTTACACAAGCAAAACAAACGGTGCCTTGAGAGCTACTTCTGGAACTGCTGGTCACGAGTTAGTAGACCTTGAGTTTGCTTCAGACGTTTCTGCTCCTACTAGTGCTCGTCACCGTCGCTGGGATGCGACTGACGGTTTGGTAGCTGGAGCAACTAACGCTGTTGCTGCTGCTGACAAGATCTCTTACGAGTGTATTGTCAACTTAAAAGCCTTCGCCAAAGACAACTACATCCGTGGTCTACGTGGTGCTGGTAACGAAGAAGTCTTCCACATGTTTGTAACACCACAGCAAATGGCTGCTTTGAAGTTAGACGCTTCATTCCTAGCTAACGTGCGTAACGCTGGTGTTCGCGGTCAAGCTAACAGCCTGTTCTCAGGTTCAAGCAGCTTGATGGTAGACGGCGTGATGATCCACGAGTTCCGCCATGTGTTTAACACATCTGGCGCTACAAGCGGCGCATCTGGTAACGCTGGCGCTGCTGGCTACAAGTGGGGTGCAGGTGCAAACGTAGACGGTGCTCGTGCATTGTTCTGTGGCGCACAAGCTCTAGCGATGGCTGATATTGGCAACCCTGAGATTGTTGAAGACACCTTCGACTACTCAAACCAAGCTGGTATTTCTATCGGTAAGATCTTCGGTTTACGCAAGCCTAAGTACAACAGCGACGTAAGTGGCAATGTACAGGACTTCGGTGTAATCGCGCTAGATACCGCTGTATAAGCGGCTTGACCCCCTCTCAGGAGGGGGTCTTTTTTGTACCTAAGAATCAAAGGGTTTAAACCATGAAGGTTGTTTCTAAAGAAGATATTCGGGTAGCCACTCTGTCAGGTGGCGTGTTTGTACTTACTGCAAACGAAGCGGTCGAGTGCGCTGACGAAATAGGATTAATCGCAATGCAGATGGGCGCTAAGTTGGTGTCCGAAAGCAAAACAGACGAGGTTGTAGAAGAGCAACCTGTCGAAGAATCTACCGAAGGTAGAGGTACTTACTACGGGGAAGATATACCCCCAGAAGAAGGCATCCCATCAGCAGAGCTGGTTTCAGTTATGGAAGCTCTTATAGAAGGAGGTGATCCAGTTAACTTTAAAACGGATGGTAGTCCAAAGGCTAACGTCGTCAATAAGGCCATAGGCCGCACGGTTTCTACCAGCGAGCGCGAAGCAGCTTGGGAAGAAGCCCTCAATAGTTAGAGGCTGATATGACAGTTACTGTACAGAGCGTTATTGATCGTGCTCAGACAATACTACAAGACACCACTGGCATTAGGTGGCCCGTTGTTACTGAATTAGTTTTGTTTGTAAACGATGCGCAAAGAGAGATAGCTTTGCTCAAGCCAGATGCAAGCGCCGTAAATACAACAGTAACTTTAGCTACGGGAACGAAGCAGGATATTCCATCGGCTGGCAATAGATTGTTACGCGTGGTGCGAAATATGTCTGCGGCTTCTGGCGGCACAGGGAAACGATCTGTGCGTCTTGTATCCCGCGAGATACTTGATGCTCAAACACCAGATTGGCATGACCCAACTGTATCGGGTGACGCTGCGCACACTGCTGTTATAAAGCACTATATCTATGATGAGCAGAACCCACGTAACTTTTATGTCTATCCCGGCGTTGCCGGTAACTCATACGTTGAAATCATCTACTCTGCTAACCCCACAACTGTGGCGCAAAATGGCAATTTAAGTATTCCTGACATTTATGCAAATGCTGTGACGGACTATGTTCTGTTCCGCGCTTATACGAAGGACGCTGAGTACGCAGGTAATAATCAGCGAGCGAGTACGCATTACAATTTATTCCTTGGCTCAGTTACTGGGAAAGGCCAAATTGATGCAGTTACCTCACCTAATACAGATATGGGTAGGCAGACTACTATTTCTCCTCAGCAGATGCGGGGTTAATAAATGGCTGCTTACGAGTCGCTTTTATCCGAGATCATCCCAATGGTGCCAAGCTGCACAGATACGCTCATTGAGCAAAATATCCGTGCCGCTGTAATCGAGCTGTGTGAGAAGTCAAAAGTATATCAAGCTGAACTAGACCCAATCACAACTGTAAAGAACCTGTATGAGTACGACCTAGAAGCACCTTCGGGTACAGCGGTGCATGAAATCATTTGGGTGACTTATAACGGTGTAGATCTTGAGGCTTCAACTACAGCTTTGATTGAGCAACGTAAACCTAAGTGGCGGCTAGAAGGGTATCAAGGTACACCGGAGTACTTTGTCAAACAGTCCCCCTCTCTGTTTCATTTAGTACCCGTTCCAAGTGCAACCGAAGTTGACAGCATATTGTTACGCGTTGTGCTCAAGCCGACGTATAGGTCTAGTGGGTGCGACGACGATGTAATGAATGATTACCGCGACACCATAGTTAACGGTGCGCTGTATCGATTACTTCGTATCCCCGGTCGTGAATGGACGGATTATCCAGGCGCGCAAGTATACGGCTCTTTGTTCTTAGAAGGCTTAGCAGTTGCAGAAGGGCGTGCATTACAAAAAGAAACGAGAGTAGCTAGGAAGGTTAGGTATGGCGGAGCAGGCGGCATCTACAGGATTACGGATACTGGGTACGCAAAGAGAAGATGAAAGAGCGCCTGAGCCAGTTGTTGGTGATATTCGTCAAGACTGGGATAGCGTCGGTGTTGCTATACAGAGGCTTATACAGGATTACCCGCAATTGTCTTTTAGAGCAGAAGACGTTTATGCGGCAGTGGTATCTGGCGAAGCGGTTTACTGGAAAGCCCCAGAAGGATTTGTAATTTCTACTACTGAGGTAGATGAGTTTACAGGTAATAAAACACTTTTGATTTGGTTGGCTTGGTCTCATAAGCGCGGAAACAAGAACGTACTTATGTACTACCCCTTTTTTCAAAAGGTAGCCAGAGACATGGGTTGGGAAGCCGTTGAAGTAAGAACGCCGCTCCCTGAGATGAGACAAATTTTAGTAAGCGCTGGGTGGCAAGTAGACACCGTAGTGTATCGATTAGAGGTGTAGAGATGGGTAGCAAGCCAAAGAAGAGCGACTATCAAGCGAGCGAAGCAGAGAAGACATCTGCGGGTGTAGCTAAAGCAGAACGAGATTATTTCAAGCAGAAATATGACCCTCTGCTACAAAACATGCGCGACCAATCTTTCTCTGACGATAACAGAAGGCAGCTTCGTAGCCGCGCAAATGCCGACACCATGCAGGCACTGACGAAAGGCACCACTTTTGCAGATACTCAGGCTACGGAGAGAGCTGGGCTTGCCGCTAATGCACTTACAGGACAGATGGGCATAGCAGAAAAAAGCGCAGGGAAGATAAAGAACACTATGCAAACAGGTGTCTTAGGCACAGCTCGTGGTCAAGCAGCTGATGCGCAATCAGGCATGGCTCAAGCGTCAAGGCTCGCAACAAGTGACGCATTGAACAAGGCGAAGAATAACAATTTGGTACGCGGCGCTAAGATGAAAGCAATTGGAAAAATAGCCAAGGCCGGTATGTCTGCTTACGGCGAAAAGTTCGGGGCAGACGAAGAGGGGCTAGGAGGAAGCAAGTCAGGCAAATTCTTCCAAAAGTTTACTGGCGCTCTTGACGACGCACAGCGACGCGGAGCTTAGATATGGAAATACCTCGCGTAGGTTACAACGACCAAAATTCAATAGCAGGTATACCTAGTGTCACTGACCCAGAAGCTACTTACGCGGGTATCACTCGCCAAGACTATGTGGATTACGTAGATAACTACCGACCTTATGAAGAGCAGTTGCTCGACAAAGCGCAAAACGATACCAGCTTAATCGATGCTGCGAGAGAAGACTCGGCTGCGGCCCCAGAGGTCATGCGTCAATCAGCAGCACGTAGCGTCTCTCGATTTGGGGCGAATCTAACTCCTGCTCAACTGCAACAGCAAGAGCGTGGACTACAACGGCAAAATACGTTGGGCGGAATTCAAGCTATATCCGACGCACGTATTGCGCAGCGCGAAAACAATCAGGCGTTGATGTCCGACCTTATAAACATTGGGCAAGGCGTGAACAGGTCGTCGTTGTCTCAGCTGGGCAGCGAGGCAGCTAACGCTAATGCACGAGGCCAAGCGTATGACAGCGCAAAGGCTCAGTCGAAGGCGCAAACATATTCCACCATCGGCACTTTAGGCTCCTCAGCGATCCTAGCTGCCGCATTGTTTTTATAGGGACTCGCTATGTCACTCATGGAAGGTTTTTTAGGGTTAGATGGTACTGGTTATTATTCCGACCAGACCGCAAGACGAAATTCGGTAGCTGCGAATAAGCGCGCTGAAAGCGTACTCGGCATGGCAACAAAAAAGTTTGATGATGAACAGCAGCAACAGCGTTCCAGCGATTTCTTCAATGCAGCGCTTCGTAACGGCTGGTCTACCTACGAAACCCCACTAGAAACTACTGAAAAATTTGCGGCTGATGTGGCGAGCGGAGATCCGTTAGCGCAGGATTATGCTAAGAGAATGCTGGTTGAAAGAAAAATTTTCGGGGAAGGCGTAGAACCTGACCAGATTACATTCGACCCAAAAACTCAAATGTTTGCAGTGGCTACAAAAAATGCCAAAGGAGAAAGGGGCGCGGCTACGTATGATGGTACAAGCGACGATACTTCAGAAGTCATCCAAGTCCCAGCAACAGATATACAAGGTATCTTTAATTTATTTTACGGTACGACGGTACTAGATAACCTTGGCGAAGATGCAGAAAGTCGGCTTGCAGAATTTGGTGCAACCGGAGCGTACTTAAATAGAGCTAGAAAAATACTACAGCAGAGCCAA